GCTGTTTACAGAGACTACGTTGTTTTGTTTAAACTCCATCAAAACGTGTTCAGAGTCGTAAGGCGATGGCTGTCCTGAGCCTCTATATATTTTCAACGAATTGCTTTCTGATGATGACCTTGAAGAGATTGCCCAATTTGCGTTTGCCCAGCTTGTAGACGTTACATCATCTCCAAACACTAAATCTGCAAAAGAATCGCCATTGGAATCTATTCTTATACTTGATCTACCTGAAAGAAGCGTAGGATTTCCCATCCTAACTTTGCCGCTGTTAGCGCTTATATCACCTGTACTTGTGATAGCCCCACTAGAGATAGTGCCAATGTTAGTCAGGTTACGGCTTGAGTCTATTACTGTGGTGGAGCCTATTTTAAGGTCGCCACTCAAAACTCTTACACCACCAGTCCCATCAATTTGGAAAATGTCTGAGTAGGTAGTTCCGTCATGCCCAGAAAAAATCATTTCAGCGGTGTCAAGACCTGCACCGCCATTAAAGACCATGTTGACTTCTCTGCCACCATTAGACTTATTCCAGCCAACGTGTAATCCTTGGACATCGCTGGGTGTACTACCACCTACGTTTGAACTTACATTTACCCATCCGTCAGTTACTTTTAAAGCACCAGTCAGAGTACCTCCAGTAAGAGGCAACTTCGTAGCAATAGAGTTTGTTACCGTAGTAGCAAAGTTAGGGTCATCGCCTAACGCAGCAGCAAGCTCGTTGAGCGTGTCTAACGTAGCAGGTGAGCTATCTACCAGATTACTAATAGCTGTGCCAACGTAGGACTGAGTGGCGTAGCTCTGTGAAGCATGGTTACCCCAACCGTAAGCTGTGTTCCAGTTTGTAGAGTTACCACCAGTGGCTGCAATAGTATTCCCAAATGTCGCAGCTCCGTCTTGATTGAAAGATAAAGCGTCGACAGGGTTGCCTAAGTTTTCTGCTCTTATTATAAGCTTGTTAAGGTTTCCACTGCCAGCTCCGTTATAAAATAGCTCCCAGCCATAACCGCTGCCAGCTCCTGCGTTTCCTATGTAAATCGCAGAGTCAGCGCCACTTAGATCAGCGCCTCCTATATAAAGATTGTGATACGCTTGTTTTTCTGTCGTTCCTTTCGCGAGAGTAAGGTCGCCAGTCAGCGTACCGCCAGCAAGGGGCAGGTAGTTGCCTGCATGATCACCCCAGCCATAAGCAGTGTTCCAGTTAGCTGAGTTGTCCGCGAACGGAAGCGTGTACACCGTATCCGTAAACAAAGCGCCAGCTGGTACGTTCGTTAGAACCTGAGAGTCGTCTACCTTGCCATCCAACGCAGCCTGCAACCCAGTGATAAAACTAATAGGGTGCGCTGAGGGGTGCGTGTATACGGTGTTAGTGTCAGTGCTAGTGATTGTGAAGTTCGGGTAAGTACCAGATATGCTGGTAGCACCGGCACCAGTCAAGGCAACAGTTCTGTCAGGAGAGGTGTTCGAGAACACGGTGCCCGTTAGAGCTAGACCACTACCCGCTGTGTATGTCGTGTTTGTGTCAGTGTCTGCCTGGGCAGCAACTTCATTCAGCAGGGCAGCAGTTAACCTAAGCTCACACTTTGAGCCAATACCGAACGCGCGTGCGGACGTACCGTCTTGGGCGCGGACTATGGTTAGTACATTAACGCTACGAGCAGTGAGCTTTACAATCTCAACATTACCTGCGAGATCTTCAAGAGTTATGTATGTATAGTCCGACCCACTAAGAGTCGGGAATACAGAGCCGTCTTGAACAGTAATGCTCGTTGCCGAGCTCGTAACACTAGATGCCAACGCCGTTGTAGCGTTGTTTGAAAAAACTACTGCCATGCCGAACTCCTCAGATTATTAGTTGGATTAACTTACTGTTACAGTCCAAGTAATAGTCATAGAGTCACTAGCACCTTTGTTAACTACCGCGAACACAGTGCGGCATAACATCACACCGGCTGAGGCTGCGTTGAACAAACCGGCTTCGGTAATAGCACCAGAGCCTTCGCCCGCGCCAAAGGTCGCTACGTAAGTAACAGTAGTGCCGGAAACGGTGGTCGAGGTCAGCGCATTACGATCTGCTTCCGAACCAAGCGCTGCGTTAGCAGCAGCAGCGGCTGCAGAGCCAGTACCGATCGCCATGTGTGACATAGCAGCGGTTGAGGCGTCTTTCATTCGGCTAGCAACGAATTCTTTTCCGTCGGTAACCACCAGGTTTGGTACTTCCTGAACAACCGCTTCGTTGATTGCGATCGTCAGGTGGCCAATCATTTTGAAATTATCATGTAGCATTGGGATTGCTCCTAGTTATTGAGTGGCGAACTGTTCAGCGCACCAGCGTTTAATACAGAAGACGCCAAAGACGCCGTTGTAATTTGGATTGATTCAGTGATTGACGCAGAGTCACTAAGCCCTTTCTCAAAGGCCGCAACTGATTGCTCAGCAAAACTAACTGCGTCAGAGAAAGTTCGGTTAAAGACAACATCCCGTTGTAGTGTTTCTGACATTACCGCTGCGTCAGAAAGAGTTTTACCGAAGGCAGCCGAACTGCTTTCAGACATAATTGGGGTATCAGCAAAGACTCGACTAAATACTGTTACCTTTTGGAAGACCTCAGTTACAGCTGCTGCATCTGAAAACGCCCGGTTGTATGTGACCTGGCGCTGAAGATCTTCTGTAACTACTGAAGCATCCGCGAGCGACTTACCGACGGCGGTTGATAGAACCTCAGTAATTGGCTGGGTCTCAACAAAATCGCGGTTATATATGTTTGCCCGCTGGAATACGTCAGTGACGCTACTAGAGTCCGCAAAAGGCTTCTCTACAGTGGTAGCGGATGTTTCGGTGACTGAGAGACCGTCCGTAGCGGGACGAGCAGTCGCTAGGGCAGCCAGATCTGTAACCGCCGCCACATCCTGCACCGCTTTTGTCGTGCCAAATGTCTGGGTCTCAGAGAACCCAATAATGTTGTTTTTGGAAGCTGTAGTGTCCTTCTGGATTGCATTCACGTCAGTGAAGTCGTCCAAGGTAAACGCATCGCTGAACGCTCTGACAAACGACCCGGTGCGAGAGAAATTGTCTAGCATCACAGGCGCATCAAACAGTCCTTTGCCCACGGTTCGCGAATCGTTGTCCACGGTCCCGAATGACTCAGTGAATCCTCTATCATAGGCAACAATACGGTCGAACGACTCTGTGACGTAAGCGTTGTCTTGGAGCCCCTTGCCTACTAGGGTTGTGGCCGCCTCTGAAAGACTAGTAGTCTCAGTAAAAGAGCGGTTAAACAGTACCGTACGACTCAGTTGCTCTAGGAGGCTAGCGCTATCCGAGAAGGAAGTAGAAAAAGAAACAGCAGCGGCTTCTGTCAGAACTGCAGTATCAGTGGCGCTTTTCCCAAAAATCCGCGTCGTCGCGTCATAGAAACCAAAAGACTCGCTCTTGTTCAGACCGACGACGAGCGTTTGAGCGTCGCTATAAGCTATAACCTCGTCGAAGTTACGGCGGATATCGAGCAATATGTACGCGAAATCACCAATTCGGAGATTGTCGGCGATGCCTTTACCCAGCTGAAAACTCTGAACCTGGTCGCTGGTGCCCACTGTATCGACGGGCCGTTTCTCAACGGAGACTGTGGCTAAGTCATCCACATTAAACGCTTCTAAACGGAAGTACTTGTTTAAGGAGAATGGGTCCAGCGCCATATCGATGGCAGTGAGATTCTGGTAATGAATTTGAGTAACAGGTTTTGTATACGCTGCGAAGGCGTTCAAAACACGTGAGCTTATAGAAGCTGCGTAAGAGGCACTACTTATAACAACCTGAGTCTTTTCGAGTTTCGCGTCGGCGACAACAATCTTCGCGCTGCTAGCTAGAGCACGGATGTGGCGTGGTTTGTCGACTACAACGCGATATGCCATTAATCAAAGTCACTACGTACTTTAAACTTAATTAAGTCGTTTACTGTCTGCTTGCCTCCGTTAGGGAAGGTCAGCTCGAGTTCACCCTCGAAAGTTCCAGCTGTATCAAGTGTCCCTGCAGGAAAATCCGTGGCTACCTTTCCAGCAGCGCCGTCGGTCACTGTGCAGGTCAAAGCGGCTTTGACCGACGTGCTCCCTAGCTCTCTGAGTCGCAGTATTACTGTTGCGCCTGTTACGTTGATTGGGGCCCAGGTGTTGCTATTATTCTCGTCCAGAGTTAATCCAGCCGCGGCGGTGTTACTGTCCTTTAGAGTGAAAGTCAGTTCCGGCAGCGTATCGCCTGTTACTAGATTAAGCGTGTCTGAATAAGCCATCATTTATACCTATAGATTGTATGATTATATTAGTCACGCTAATATAAAGCTAGTAGTTAATAGCACCAGAGAACGGGAACTGACTTTCTGATGTCTACGTGAACAAAGGTTTTAGCCACGCCGACTGACATACCCATCGCTAACGCGTGGTTTACGATTGCTCTGCGCTGAGCGCCCCCATCGACAGCTATATCCGCCGCGATCCCTTGGGCATGGGTGCCAGGAATGTTTTTCGCTTTCTCGATAGAGTGCCCCTCTGGGCAGCGGTATCCAGACGTTATTACGAACGGAAACCCACACGCGGCCCTCAGCCGATCGAGGGCGTGAATGAAGTCTACGTCCATCTGATTCTTGCCGGTTTCCTGGCAGTCAAAATCTTCGATTTTAAAATACTTAAACATTATCCACCCTTCATCAAGTATGCTATTAAGCTCAACAAGCAAACCCATATTGATCCGACCAGGGCCTGTCCAATTTTTACTAATTGGGCGGTTTTAGAGACAACTTCTGTAAGCTCGTCAAGTTTTTTCTCGCTCTCGTCGAGTCTGTACTCGTGTCGCTTTAAACGTGCGTCCGCCCCAATCAATCGTTCTTCAACGCGTGCTACATTCGTTAGTACTTCTGCGAGCTTATCTATTTTTAGCTCTAGCCGATCAAAACGGCGTGCGTATTCTTCGTCGTTCATTTACGCATCCCCATCAGTTTCGACGCGCCTTTGATACCGAAGGAGCTAGAAATCGCAATAAAAAGTAAGTATTGATACCACTCAGGTAAGTCATTGAGGGTGACAAAGGCCTGTTGTACACGCTCCACGACCGTCATATCGCCCGCCACGATTGCGTAGCCGACCATAAATATTGGTATTGCTAATATTATAGTCCAAAACTCATCCTTCCACGAACTGGCAGACGCGTCTGCCATCTTCGCCTCCCAATCAGCGTCATTCTGGATAACATTCAACTTCGCTGTGTGTATTGCCTGCTTCTCTTCCGCCTTGTTGTTTAAGTATGTCTTTCCTAAGTCAGCAATGGGTCCAAGTAATGCAGTGAATATGCTCATAATATTGTCCTCGCTATTGCGCCAACCCCAAGGATTGTTCCGGCTACTTCTTGTGGTGAATTCATACGACTGCCTGCTGCGTCAAAAGGACCCTCGCGAACAGCTTTCTCTAGAAGTTCTGCGGTTGGGCCTGCTAATGATGCCAATGCAGATCCACCCCAATCGCCTGATCGTTGTGCCATAGAGATCAAAGCTAGTGGGCCATCAAGTCCAGCTCTTTGGAATATCTCACCGAAGTAAGTTCCGTAGTCCATTGAGTCAGTGCGCAGGTA